TGATGTACGTGTGATCTGAATCGAGAAACGTAAACGCAATTGACGTTTGAACTTTGTTATCGCGGACGTATTTCTCGAACTGATCCTGCGGCCAGATCGTGACTTCCCAATTGTCTACCATCGCTTGCTTGGTGAAGTCTAACGATTGCTCTGCGTGAATAACCCGCAGCTGTTCATAAGTCGTTGAGCCATTCACTGTGAATCGTGTCGGCGCTGCGGCACCTAATACAATTGCCAGCGTCAGAATCAGAACACCAAGTATGCCAGCCAGTGCCCACGAATTCAGTTTCATGACCAGAACGCCCTTCGCCGAAGCTCATCGTCAAGCTCAGCCTTGAACATTCGCACATGACGCCGCATTGTGATGTAACGCGCAACGCGCCACGACACAATTACCAACGCAGCGAACAATAGGCCGATGATTTTCAAAACTTGCGCTCGCTTTAGAAGCTGTCTTTCTTGTCGGTTTCCATCGATTCGCTAGGCCCAACCGGTCCACCCGTAGGCTTACGAACCTGCTTGGAACCACCGCGATTCAGCACGTCAGCATCCATCGGATTCAAAGACGTGTAGCTCGCCCAGTCACGGGCCACGCTGGGATCACTCGAAAGTTCCTCAGTCGGATAACCCTCGGCGAGAATTTTAGGCTCGACCGGAGTAAAATCCCGTGCGCCCTGATCATGTGACTTGTGCATTGTATTTCTCCTCAATCAGAACCAACTCAAATCGTAAACTGGCGGCTCATCGCTGCCCTGTCCGTTTTGTGCATCGACGCCATGAGCTTCGATACCTTGCTCATCGCCGCTCTGCTCAACCGGAACAATCTCGCTCGCCAGAGCATCGAGGTGATTAAACTCGTCCTCGATATCCAGCACTGTGTCAACAGCGTCTGCAAAATCTTCTTTAAGATCGCTGATCACATTCACAACATCTTCGGACAACTCAACGTCCGATTCGATTGTCACTGCCCACGTATAAGTGAACATTAGAAAAATCTCCTTCCGAATTTCGTTTCTGCGGCCTTGAAATATACTGCATAAAATTTATCGTTGTGCTTGCTCTGGCGGCTCACAACATGCGTGATTTCATGAATCAGACACTGAGCTACAAGTGCATTGCTGAATCGAAGCTTTTTCAGAACCTTGATTCGTAATCCCGAGATGCCTTCACCGCTTGGTCCTTGCCAATAATCTGCGCTCGCCAAAAGCTTCTTCAATTTCTTGAATCTGACCTGCGCTTTAATCGGCGAAATGTGAAACGCTTTCCGACACAAATTCTTGTAAAGCTTTTCGATGTTCATGGCGTCACGGGAGCATCATCGTCAGACATGCAAAGCCGATCATGAAAAACGCAAAATCCAGAATCCCATCGGATATGCTTTGAACGCCTTCAGTCTCCCAAGGTGCCGATGACTTCCCGTGATACGGAATACACTCAATCGCTTCTTTCGCAAGCGGAATTAAAATGCTGAGCGCGCCGATCTGTCGAACCGATGTGATGTGAAAAATTCTGTGCTCTAAAAGCAGTGTCGTCGGGATGAATGCACCCCATGCAAAATGTGCAAGCTGGGCGACTGATGTTTCCCGAATTCTTTTGAGCACGCTCATCGGTTGTTCCAAAGGCCATCGGCCCGTCTTCCAGCGGCACATCAAAGCAAGCCAGCTGTAGGTCAAACCTGCGTACGCCAGCACCGCTGCGAAAAGAGTCATGTGGCTGCTCGGTTTACCACTGGGGTTTCGAGACACCGGCCACAGCGATGTTTTGATCCTTACGCTTCCGCGCCGGATCGCTCTAGTATTGCCGAGATATCTTGGAGGCTTGTACCCTCCCATTAAATGGCATGGCTTACCCCTCGAATTTCGTAACACCATCATTAAGGTATGGTGACACTATGTGGTGACACAATAAGGTGACAGCTTTTCGAGTACCGTGTAAGAAGTTCTAGTCCCTTTATATAATAGGGAGCGTTACGAAAATAGGTCAAAATTGTGTCACCAGCAGACGGTGTATATTCATGTCTATTAAGAAAACTACTCAGTATGCTATGTAAATAATATATAGTAAAGGACTTAAAGATAGATTTCTGGATTTTTCTCTCCTTTCACCTCCGTCCGCTGGTGACACCATTTTCGGGTCTTTTCGTAACGCTCCCATTAGTCAATGAGGACATTGTATAGCACCTTTAAGGCATCATGCTGTTATATCCATAAAGGAACGTTCCTTAAGCTGTTATGCCTATACGATACGTGCCACGGTACACGTCTACCTCCCAAAATTACCTGTTACGAAAATCGAGACCTTGGGGACACAATTATCAACAACTTAGCCTTTGGCACGCCCGCCTCCGGCAATCCTGCCGATCTATATCCCGATCAGGAGCGCCCCAGCACGTCCTGCGCAATCTCACCACATTCGCCCCAACAATCTCACCATGCTGCCCAGTCTATAGCGCATTCGGCCAGCAAACCGCCGCGCTGCCTATTATACGATGCGCCCGAGGTGTCGCCGGTCGCAGACATTCCGCCCGGTCGCCCAGCGCTGACATATGAGATTTCATATATTCGGGTATATTCTACCCAATCTATGAGATTCGGGATGCGGAGATCAGGCCGGTTATTCTCCGCAAATTCTGATGCGAGCGCTTGACATTCGCCTCAAATTCCTTTAGACTCTTCTGCATGGAGGCACCAATGATCAGCCAAAAACTTCAAGATCAGGTGAATTACATTCTGGGCGCGACCGATGTCAATCCTGAAATTGAAAAGCAAGCTGAAATTACGGAGAATCGAATCAAAGAGATTCTCCACAATTGGCACGAAGCTGGCCGGGCAGAATTCGAAAGGTCTTATCCGAATTTGAATTTTGATTCCCCGGATTACTCCACACACTTTCACGTCGGCTCGAAATACATTCGTCTGGATGTCGGAAGCTCCGGCGCATTCTTGCTCGATTCCACCACCGGCCTGATCTACGGAATCAAAGGCTACGGCCAAGTAGACAAGAAAAAGATCGCGGGCGATGCCTCCGATCCGAATTTCACCGGTGCCTCACTCTACAATCTCCGCTTCAAGCGCGGAGCATTCAATTTCGCGGGGAGGAGCTAATGAAGACGAAAATTTTCGACACTGCCACGCTGGCTGGAATCCGCCGCGCTGAGGCTTTCAAGCGAAAGATGGAAAATGAATTCGACAAAGTCGCCGTCATCCCGGTAGGTCTGGACCGGATTCAAATCACGGGGAGGAACTGATGAAGGCTAAAAGCACTGCTGCCGGGTCCTGCCAAGCTTGCGGTCGCATTCAGAAGCTCCCGAACGATCTGTTGGCGCTGCATGGCTACTCAGTGCGATGGAATACGTTTATCGGCCAGTGCCCCGGCTCGAAGCACGAACCCTACGAACAATCGTGTGCGTTGATCAAGCGATTCATCGCCAGCGCAAAGGAACAGCGCAAGACCATTCAGGCGCGCATCGATGAACTCAACAAGCCTGCCACGGAACCCAAGGCATGGTTCGCCGAATATGTTCCGGCAACATGGCAGAATCGTCACAGTCGTTACGAAGACAGGGAAGTCACGCTGTTCGCTGAAGCTGCGGAACCTGTCACACCCGAGATTGCAGAGCGAAACAAGCAATGGGTTGCTTTGATGAACGAGGGCATCGCGGTTAAGAAGTATGACGACTACGTTCCCCAGCCGACAATCTTTTGGTTCGATTTACAGGGTAAGCGCGTCAATGCATTCACTCACAGCGTAAACTCTAACAGCACGCTCGAAACTGCCACGAAGATGAATCAGAAGTTCGCTGAGCACCAATTGGTTCCCCGTGTTAAGCAACTCGACGAGTACATTCGCTGGCAACAACAGCGCGTCACTGACTGGAAACTTGCGCCACTGCGCGATCTCAAGGAGGTTCGCTAAAATGGATAACTTCGAAATCGGTCAGCAGGTTCGGGCTCGATTCACCAACAGCCACCGCGTATTTGAATTCACCGGCAAGATCGTCGGCAAGACGAAAAATTACTGGAAGGTCGAAGCCGTCACGTCGCCTTATCCACAGGAACAGCCGGGCCGGGTCTTCCACATTGCCACGCTCGAATCGCGGACCTATAGTCCAAACAATAAGATCGTCGCCATAGATCGAGTGTGGGCGCAGCAAAACGGATGCAGCGGCGATATGGAGGTAAACGGATCGGAGGAAATGGCATTCCGCGTGCAGGCAAATAGCTGGAATCGAAAGATTTGGCTACCGGAGGTGAGCTAATGCCTTACACCGCGCCGAAAACACCTGAAGAACGCGAGCACGCTAAGAATACAGAGCACGGCTGGCGCTGGGAGCTAGTTGTCGGCAAAGAGCTAAAAGACTGGGCCACCCGTGTCATGGTCCGCGACGGGATATCACGCAAGGAGGCGCGGCAATACCTCCTCAAGAAGATCGAGCGAATGGATAGACCGTGGAGCGAACGAATAGCGAACCTGTTTTCTCGGTTCGATTTTAGGTGTTGACATCGGTCGAGCAATTTCGTAACATTGGTCTATTGGAGGACTGATGCCGATCTACCAAATACCTGAAGAGAATCTCGACAAGCTCACCGCGCAGATTGCGAAATTGCAGAAGCGCGCCGCGAAGCTCCATGTCGGCGACATCACTTTCACTTTGCTTGACTACCGGGAAGTCGAGTACATGAAGAACGGTTTCCCGCGCATCCGGAGGATACACAATGTCGAAATCAACGGCCCTGCTCCAAAGATTGGTGGATGGACTTTTGTTGCTACGCTTGAACCAGTGGAGGATGAAGAAGGCAATCGCCTTGGCAATATTCTGCGGAATGTCCCTGCAACAAACTTTTCAATTCCCGAGAAGTTTCGTGGCGCTGGGAACAATTGTGATCATTGCCACTTGGATCGTCGCCGAAACGATACATTCATTCTTGCCAGTGATTCGAACGAATTCAAACAAGTAGGTCGGAACTGCCTCCGCGACTTTCTCGGCCATCAGTCGCCGGATGCCTACGCCACGATGGCACAACTCCTGATCGATGCCGCAGCGTTGGGAGAACTCGCAGGGGATGATGGTTACGACGGCATGGGAGGCTCGCGCCGTCAGGAACGCTTTGCTGCTGAGGAATTCCTTTCGCTGGCAGCTTGCGCAATTCGTACGTACGGCTTCCGCAGCAACAAAGTCGCGCAGGAATTCGGCGGTCAGTCTACCTCTGGCCTGATCAACGAATGGCTTAATGCGAACGCAGAGACCCGTAAGAAGAACTTCAAGGAGCCGCTGGTCATCAACGACACCGACAAACAGCAAGCCGCTGATGTCTATGCATGGCTTCAGGAACTCGGTCAGCGCGAGAATCTCAACGACTATCTTTACAACCTTTCACTGCTGGGACAGGGCGCAACGTTCACTTCGCGCAACTTCGGGCTCGCGGTCTCTGCAATTCCGACATGGGCCAAAGAGCAAGAGCGCGAGATCAATCGCCGCAAGCGTTTCGCGGATGACTTGAACAGTCAGTTCATCGGCACCATCGGTGAGCGCATCGTGTTCACTGCCACGGTTGTTTACACAAACGTTTACGAATCGGACTTCGGCAAATCTTATTTCTACAAGATGAAGACGGACGAGGGCAACATTCTCGGCTACTTCGCATCGAATAACATGGGCTGGGAGACTGGTGCCAAGGTCGCGCTGAAGGGCACGGTTAAGAAGCAGGAGGATCGCAAGGGCGTTAAGACTACCACGGTGACGCGCTGCTCTCTGTTCGTTCCGAAAGACGCGGAAAAAGCAATTAAGAAGCTACAGCACGCGATCTCGAAGGGCGTCTGGGGTGGCCTTAACGAATCCGGAGTCTGGGACGACACCTTCTACTATCGCAATGGCGAATACTTTGGGCTGATGCAGGATGCAGAGAAGGCGATTCAGAAGCTGATCGACGAACTCAAACAAAGCGGGCAACCGCAACCGGAGGCAAAATGAAGCGTCAGAATTTCTTCACGGAAGTTATTGTACACGACACTCGGATGGGCGATCTCATTTCGCTTGGCGGCACCGGACGAGATGGCAATCGCTATCACATATGGATCAACCACGATCTTTCAATCCCCGACTATAGCGAGCACGAATTTGTGCTCTATAAGAATCCTCCGCTATCTGTTAAGTTTCGTGGTGAAGGATGGTTTCGAACACGGCAGCTTGACGCGGCCAACGCTGTTAACATTCAACTGGTGGGAGAACTGATCGAAGCCGCAAAGAAGAATAATCTGGTCCGTCAGGCCGATGAACGTCTGGACGCCAGCAATCACGCAGAAGAGAATGAGCGAGACCGGCGTTATCGTGAGTACCTGAAGCAACAGGCCGGGCCATCACTGTACGCGGCGCTCAAAGACCTTTTGGCAATGATCGAGGGGGAGGCTCCGTCATTGCTCGAAGACGACATCAATGCGGAGCACGCTTACGCGGCGCTTCGAGAAGCTGAGCCGAAACCCAAGACAGGAGAGTAAAATGAATCTCTTTGTGAAAGGCAAACTGAACTACTTCGAAGCACTGCGGCGAATGGCTCACTGGATTGAGTGTGTAGAGAATCACAACGATCCGGGTGGACATTGTATCGGTCGTGTAAAGATTTTGCAGAAGACACTCGTGAAGTATGCCTTGTCGAATGATCTGTGGATCGATCCGTTCTATATTGACAACTGAGGAGGATGACATGAGATACGGACAACTTTTGCTGATGGCGATTCTGATTCCGTGGTTCAACATGAAGCCTGCGCCGGTTGTCACGCCAACACCCGATCCTTACCAGAGCAGCGAATTCCGCACGGCGCTCTTCGAGGCTTCGAAGGTGTACGGCAAAGGCGGATGCGGCGATGCTAAGCTCGCGGAGATGACAGCGCGCAATGCGGTCCGCACCGGCCTGCCAGCGAATCTAATCGCCAGCATCGTTGTGATCGAATCAACATGCAATCCGCTGGCGATCAACAAGACCACGGGCGACGTGGGGATAATGCAGCTGGACCTATCCGCGCAGGGCGCTGCGTACGATTTCCAGTCAGTCAATCCCTTCAACCCAGAACGAAATATGGAGATGGGTTCGAACATTCTTGCGGCGTCAGTCAAGACGTATGGCGTGCGCAAAGGTGTGGGGCGCTATAATGGCGTTGGGCCGAACATGGACATCTACAGCGCGAGGGTACTGGCGATGGCCGGGCCGTTACGAAAATAGGTGTTGACAAAGACAGGGTAATTTCGTAACATTTAGGCATGGAGGAACTGATGACAAACCCTGAGACGTTCATTGCAACGTACCGCGAGCAGTTGCGCATTGCCATCGAAACGCATCCGGAAGAGTACGCCTACCCTGTGAGTGAACTCGATTTTGTCGTAGCGCGGATGACTGCGGCCATCGAACGGGGTTCGTTCAACAAAGACTCCCGTGCCTTTCGGGCGACGTGCAAAGTTCTCGGCATCAAGCACACCTATCAGGCGATCAAAGCCTACATGGAGGCACAATGAAGGTTCGCGCTGGCAAGCAGTACATCTTCTATCCGAATCTGCTGGATCGTTATGACGGTCGCACGCAGCTTGTTCCGGGTTCCGTGGTGACAGTCGTGAACCTCCCCGGCGCTCCGCCAGCGAACACGATGCAACACGCGCACGTCAATTACGATGGCAAATTCGCCGGATTGGTTCATACGAATTCGCTGTATGCGCTGTCCGATGCGCAGCTGGTGATCGATGCCATCAAGCACGATCTTGAATTTCGAAAGGGAGCGAAGCATGAATAAGCGCGCACCATTTCAGTACGTTAGCTCCCGCTGGCTTCGAGCAAAGGGCGGTCATCCGGACGAGAGTCGGGATTGCAGCGTTCGTGCGCTAGCGACTGCTACCGGCCTGCCATACGCAGAGGCACATGCAGTGATGGCGGCAAGCGGTCGCCTTCCGAAGCAGGCATGGTGGACTGACCGGGGTCTTAAATTTCTTGCAGAACTCGGAGCAATTAAATTTGAAGAAGTCAAGTTGATCGACTGGTCGGATCGCGTTGAATCTAAGGCGTTGTTTCGTAGCTATGAACTCGACAAAGGGGACGTTTATGACAGACGGCAGCGTAGCAGATTCAAGGCGGTTACAATCGGCGCTTTGCTACGTCGTTTGCCAGCTGGTCATTACGTCTGCCATACCAGAGATCACGCCTTTGCTCTGATCGATGGAGTAGTTCACGATGGCCGCGCACCCGGTCTTAATACTGCAATTGAACAATGCTGGAGGGTTGAACGTGCGTAAGCACCTATGTTCGATCTGTCATGATTTCTGGCGCTGCGGTTGTCCTGACTGTGCGCCGGAAGGTGCGACTGATCCAGTAGTCGATGGCATGCGTGTTATTCCCGAAATGAAAGACCTAAAGCCGGGCCGGGAGATACTCTTCCCGCCACACTTTGTTGCGTCACTGAGGATAGCCAATGTGGGAATCAATCGGCCTCTGGCTCGATAGCCTGAATCAAGAACAGTGGCTCTATATCTTTTTGCTTGTGATGTGCTGCGCCGTTGTGCTAGGATTGAATATCTTAATTGAGCGAGGCGACGATGGGCACAAATGAAGGCAACTGGTTCCCAGCGAACGGCGGCACCGAAACCGAATTCAAAACTCGTACTGGTCGCCGTCTGCTGTATGTTTGGCAACCCACCACGGGCAATCACGCCTACCTTGATCTCGACAGCGATATCATTTTGACAACGGAGGAGGCTGAGGCTGCGCTGGCCTTGTACTGATATGCCGATCACTGCCACAATAATCCTAGCTGCTGCACTGACAACTGGCCCGATCTATCCGCAGCAATGGGCCTGCGTCAAACAATGCATGCAGCATCCGATTGCGCCAGAAGTCGCCGATACATGGCTTCAGGTTGTACCGTACGACAAGATCGCAACGAAACCGAATATCGAAATCGGAATCAAAATCACTTTCGGAGGGAAACACAAATGACTGACGAACGCGGCGCAATCTATTACACTCCGGCGATTATAGACACGATGGCGAAGGCACTGGACATCGACGATGTCGTGTCAGCGTCGCCAAAGGGTCCGGCCTATCAATATCCGACGCACCTCCGACCTGCCATGAATCGTGAGGAGCGCAAAGAGACGGTCGAGGAGTGCATTCAGAAGTTAAGCAAAGAGGAATTCGACACGATTGCATTTTCCGGTATCAGCGGATCGTCAATCGGTTTCATTCTCGCGCACATGATGAACAAAGAAGTCATCAGCGTTCGCCAGCCGGGTGTAAAGCGTCGCGCTGGCAATCAATACACCGAAGAGGGGTATCGTCATGCTCTGAAGTACATCGTCGTTGACGATCTTATTTCGACGGGGACTACAGTGGCTCGTGTTATTCGTGGTGTGCGCAAGATTGCGCCGCAGGCTGGACTTGCCGGGATTCTTGTATATTATAATCGTGTGAAAGTGATTCATCCGCCGACTCCATTCGATGACGAATATGCTTATGAGTGGAGCAGCGTAACTCGGGAGCTTCAGGATCAGGACTTTGCCGAATCTCAAGGGAAACATCCGGAGAGATAAAATGACAACACTAATCCTTATCGGCCTGATGTCAACCAAAACGGGAAGCGCTCTTGTGACTCGGATTCTTTCGACGATATTTCCGCCAGAGGAACCGAGCTATCACCTCTATCGATATGCGACGAAGGGCATCGCGGTGCCGCGCCGCTATCCTGATCGAATCTGGACATGGAAGGAGAATTGAAATTGGATGACGATGACTTGATCACTAACGGCCCAGAGGAGGAGTCTGTTGAATCGGAGGACGAGCAAGCCAAGATCGCGGATGCAATTCGGCGTTGGCACTGGATTATAGACGGAATGGATTAAATGACAAATCAAACTCCATCTCAGAACTACGGTGCTCTGCGAAAGCTTGGGCACTCGATGGAGTGTGCCTACGAAATGGCCTTTAATGACGCGCAATGTTCTTGCGATCCAGATCGAACTCACGGTAAGCTCATTGAAGTAGAGCGTAAGCGCGGACGGCCTCGGCAGTATGCCAGCAATGCTGAACGGCAGGCAGCGTATCGTAGAAGAAAGTTTGAGGATGCAGCGAATGTATGACTTGCCACATCGGATGTTTTTCTTCTTGCGTCGGTGTTCCTGCGGCGGTATAATATGGCCGTTCACTAAGGAGCACTGGAATTCTCAGGGTGAACGGAGACCGAACAAACCACGGCCCGACGTATTCAGTAAGCATGACAGCGGACCGGACCCAAGGAGGATAAATAGCATGTACATCGGAAAGATAATCGACAAAGATGGTATACGCGACTATGACCGAATCGTCACTCGCAGCGGTGAGCAGAAGCCAATCGATCCGCGATTCGATCTCGTCAATCACTCTCCGACTGGTTTTTGCTGGGGTTATCACGGCTCCGGCCCGGCGCAGCTGGCTCTGGCAATCTTATCAGACTACCTCAAAGATGATGCGAAGGCTCTGAGTCTCCATCAGGATTTCAAGTCTCGCGTTATTGCTCGCCTGCCGATGGACGAAGACTTCACCTTAACCGATGGCGAGATTGAGCGCGCACTCGAAAGCATTCGTTACACGCGGGCGCTGCGTAATCCGCAATCGGACCCGGAGGCTGCGGCATGAATCACATTCGACAATCCGGAGAGACTTGCTATCCCACAACCGTAGCGATGCTCAGCGGCCAGCCGGTCAATCAAGTTATTCAGACGTTGCTCCGACACACCCCGTTTAGATCATGGGACGAGATGATGGATACATCAGTTCGTTTAACTCTTGACGAAATCAATCACATAACAGATGTTGTTCACAACAATGCTCGATCAATTTTACCGTGGATTTCTCCTGAATCGCTTCGCGTTTCTTATAATCAGCCGCGTGTAAGTCTCTCGTCATCCGTTCTCAATGGACGCGGAACAATTTCTGTTCGTAGACCGGGCGCTGGTCATGTCGTTGCATTTGAGAACGGCACGATCTACGATCCCGGTTTTGCGCAGCCGATTCCGTGGGAACTGTGGGAGATGATGCACGATATGTCGGGTGCTAAAATTGTCAATCTCACTGTCGATCCGGAGAGTGTACGCCATGAAGAAACGAAAGAAGCTGAAGAAACTGAAAGCGAAGTCGGTCGATATCCGCATTCCGAAAATTGGTGAGGAGGAACAGCATGGCCGAAGATGCCAAGATCGGGTATAGCCAAGATAAGTGTCACTTCTGCGGCAAGCTGAACGCAGGGTACCTACGTGCTGAGGATGCTAAGCCTCGCGGACCGTTCTTCGACTCGTGCGAAAAATGTGCGCGCAAGCCGTATCCTCAGCCGGAACAATTCAAACAAGGAGAGAAGTCGTGAACGATCATGACCACTGGATTGCGCTCGGAGTACCGGCCACACTGGTTCACGCCTACGCATATTGTGTGAGCCAATCTACAAGCATGCACGACGACTGGGACTATGCGTCCCTGATTATATTTCGCCGCTTTGGCCTGCATCTCGGTGCGTGGCCGGAGGAGCTATGACACGACAGCTGAATGAAATCTGGAACTGCGGCGAGATGCCCCGGCCTTGGCGCGCACAAATGAAGAACTACGTTGCGCAGTTTGAGACGGAGGATCAAGCTCAGCGTTATGTCAAGGCGCTGAAGATTATTGAGGATAGGAGACGAAAATGATTAACGGATTCAAAGGTGAGTACGAATTTCTTTCGAACTTCTTTCGGTATCCGATAGTTTGGAAGAACATGATTCTTCCGTCTGCGGAACATGCCTATCAATCTGAGAAGACCACTGACGAAGGCGAGCGCTTTGCAATCTATACAGCCTTTCTGCCAGCGGATGCTAAGCGGCTGGGCAGTCCGCGAAAGCTGAAGCACCTGAGACCGCGCTGGGATGCACTCAAGGATGATGTCATGCTCGATGTTCTGCGAGCGAAATTTTCTGATCCAGATATGAAGAAGGCTCTGCTCGAAACGGGGGATCATCGATTGATCGAAGCTAATTGGTGGGGCGACATCTACTGGGGAGTTTCCAACGGCTTTGGAAAAAATCGTCTTGGGGAACTTCTGATGAAAGTTCGAGACGAGTTAAAGAAAGATGTTGACACCGGCCTGATGGAATGATACGGTCTCTATGGTCGCCGCGATCAACCAGATCGACCGTACTGAACTACTAAGACGCGGCCACGGCCAAGAGTGGAAAGCGAGCAACCAGCGTCATAGGCTATCAGCGGGTTAAACCGCTACCCGAAAGACGGACTGCTCCTCGCGCCATCGGTCGAGGCAAAGGGCCGCGCAGACTTGGCGATGAAACCTTCACCGAGGTTCAACAGGTGGCCCTCGGGCGTTGCTAGAGGTACCCCGCTTACGTGGCGGAATGGCGTAACGTTGGATGCAGGTTCGAACCCTGCCATCGCCTCCAATTTATTCGAGGGGTAAGCCACGCATTTATATGTGAGCGCCCGAGAGTCGCATCTTAAACTTTTCAATCTCACCATCACTGAGTGGGATTTGATCGATGCCTTTCAGAATCATGTCTGCCCGATTTGTAAGCGCCCGAATCTCTCCGGCAATCGCCTCAGCACGGATCACTCTCATATCACCGGTTTAGTCAGAGGTTTGCTTTGCCAACGTTGTAATCGTATTCTGGGCAAGATCGAACAGAAGCGTTTTTGGGGTTCAGACGATATCAAAGTTACAATTGCATTGCTGCGCGCCGCAGCTGATTTTCTTGAACATCCTACTGCTGTGCTTGCACTTGGCCGAGAGGTTTATACATTCCCCGGTAAGTTCGGAACAGATCGTCACCGCAAGTGGCTTAAGGAAAATCGAGGGGTAAGCCATGCCATTAAAGGAGGGAGTACAGATGATAATCGAAGCTCCCGGCGAAGAAGTAAAGCCCGCATCGAAGTGTCCTGATTGCGACTTATCGGACGGAATTCGACTTTGTCCAAAACATTCAATTGCTGCTAAACGTGAGATCGCTCTAATGGCTGGATGGAGCGTCACAAGGAAATCAGCATGATTTTACCGAGCCTCGAAAGTTACATCAAGTGGGTGAAAGCTCACGAGAAATTGGTCATCATTGCAGTTCTAGTTCTCTTCAGTCTTCATGTCTACGATACGGCGCGTCAGGCGTACGTAGATCACCTCAAACGTCAGGATGATGTTGCGGCCCAGACCGCGCAGGCGTCCAACCTCCAAAATGCTCAAACCCTCGAACAGTTAGCCGATCTGAGAAAGCAAGTCACTGCGACAAATGCCGCTCTTGATGCTGCGAAAGCTCAGCGTGCTATTGACACGCAGAAACAAAAGCAGGCCGACGATGCACTTGCGGGACAGCAACTTGCTACGCGATTGCAGTCTCTTCTCAATGTTACTCCCGGCGATGTAACGTGGTCCCCTACTCCGGGGAACCTTACGTTCAGTCTTCCAGCTGCGCATGATGTCGCCGATGTAATTGACGACAAGAACAAATTGACAGCGGATGTTCAGGATTTGCAGACAAAGATAACAGGAGACGAATCTGTCATTGTGAAGCAGACGGATGCAATTGTTTCTGCGAATCTCGCACTTGCCGACGAGAAGAATTTTCATCAGAAAGATGTTGCGCTTTTGAAGGGTGAAATGCACGGCCAGTTCATGAAGGGATTTAAGTGGGGATACATTGCAGGTGTGGTCAGTACAGTAGTCGTGGAAAAAATCTTTCACGTCAAGCTGTAACTGAGATTTACTCTCAAAGGATCGCGTCATGATTTTAGATAAAACTCGGCCAACCCCGGAAGGCATCTTGGCCGTCTATGAGCGAAATGCTGGCAACGTGCGGGCCACCGCGAAAGAGCTAGGCATCGACCGTCATACTGTGACTCGAAACGTGCGCAAACTCGGCAAGGGCAAGAAGCCGATTGCGTCGGGTTCTATCACGGGTGTCGAAGCTGAGAAGATGAAGCTCCCGCCAGCTGGGAAGATCAAGCGATACATTATCACCTCCGCTCAGAACAACACTCACGTCTATGAAGATGTTTGGAACAATCTCCTTGCACTCGCCGATCATTATGACGCTGAGATTCTTGTCGGCACGTATACCTACAATCAGAATGCGTTCGGCGAGATGTCGGTTAAACGCGGCAAGAAGGCCGAATACGAACACGAGCTTTGGTACGATCCAAAACTCGAAGGCCACTTCTGCGATCATCGCAAACAGTTAGGCAAGGGCCTCGTATACTGCGGCGAGTACAATGCGTTGCCAACAGCTGTGAATCCGCTGGCCGGGCTCGAATCCTATAGTGGCCGTCAGTCTGCGATCTTCCCGCATGCTAAGCTGGCGATGCGTTCGATTGCGACGATGCAAGATGCTGGAACGAAGCTGAACTTCACAACTGGAACCGTTACGCAGAAAAATTACATTCAGAAGCGTGCGGGCACTATCGCTGAATTCCATCACGTCTACGGCGCGCTCCTCGTCGAAGTCAATCACGAGGGTAACTGGTGGGTTCGTCAACTGAACGCTGACACGGACACGGGCACCATTCAGGATTTGGATGTCTTAGTTAAGAACGGCGTCGTTACGACTGGCAATCGAGTTGAAGCAATTACGTGGGGAGATATTCACGCCACGATTGCCGACGAGAAAGTTGTTGAGACATCACTCGATATGCTCGACACTCTCAAACCCAAGTATCAATTCATGCATGATGTTCTCGAAGGCTCTTCAATCAATCACCATGTCAAAGATAATCCGCACTTCAAGTTCTATACGTGGCTTCGTGGACTTCACCGTGTCGAAGAAGAATTCAAACGAACAGCAGCGGTACTCGACCGTTATGACAGGCCATTCGCCAAGGCGATTGTGGTCGATTCTAATCACGATGATCCGTGGATTCAGAGATGGCTTCGTGAATACGACTATCGGAAGGACCCAGCGAACTCTGAACTGTTCTTAGAAGCACAAAGATATATCTACGCTCAGATTCGCGCTGGAAAGTTGCCGCGTGATGTCAATATGACGGGTTGGGGGTTACGAGCTTTTGGGGGTCTTAAGTCTGATCTTCAGTTCCTTATTGCGGACCAGAGCTTTCTGATTTGCGGCGACAAGATCGAATGCGGAATGCACGGGCACCTCGGACCGAATGGCCGCTACGGTTCGCCGGAGAATTTGTCGAAGATGGGACGCCGGTCGAACACCGCGCACACGCATTATGCCGGAATATATGACGGCTTGTACGTCGCGGGCACCTCGACGAAGTTCCGCTGGGACTATAACCGTGGCCCGTCGAACTGGACACATTCACACATTGTCACGTACCCGAACGGGAAGCGTGCAATCATCACGATCTATGCAGATAAGTGGAGGGCGTAATGCTTTCGAGAGAACAGGTCTATCGCTTGATTGATAGTGAGCGAGAGTATCAAGATTACAATTATCAGCCGAACGCAGTCACGACTAGCGGGCTCACGCGACGCGAGCGCGATCTTGAAGTCGGCCCCGGCCTTACGATGCTGAGCGCATATGTACGCAAAGCTGAGGATGCATGGGTGAACACGAAGGGCGACGCGACGCCATCGTTGCAACAGATCGGAAAGCTTGCGGCGATTGCGGTTCGAATTCTTGAGCGAGCAGGCGGCAGTGAGGCTCTGCTGGCGAAGGGGCTCCGGTAATGGACTCGATTGTAATTAGAGGAACGGCGTTAGCTACGAACCCATACGCCGATATAATTGAAAGGTTGCGCAACGTTTCAGATGACGCGGATGGCGCGGACCTTCGAAAGCTTGCGGCGGAAATTCGCACGCAAATTCCGGAGAGCAGCAACCCAAAGGATCGTATCGGCCAAGCCAAGGTATCGATTTCGACGATTCCGGGTGTTGCTCTGCTGTACGAATCTTGTGCAATGGCGAACGGGAAAATGAAATACGGCCCGTTTAACTGGCGCGAGCACAGTGTCAGCGCGATGATCTATATCGACGCGATGCTTCGGCACATCTATTCATGGGTTGAACGAGAAGAGGATGCACCGGACTCCCATGTACATCATCTCGGCCATGCTCGTGCGTGTTCGGGAATAATTCTCGACGCGCAGGTTCACGGGAATTTGATCGATGATCGGCCTCAAGGCAGCGGCCAGTTTGTTAAACTGCTGAGCGAACTCAACGCGAAAGGGTTAAAGGCATGAACATATATCTTGCAGCTTCTTGGTCTCGCCGCGACGAGATGCGGGCGTTGACGGCGGAGCTTGAGCGAGAGATTCCGGGGCTGAAAGTATCTTCTCAATGGGTCACGGAGCCCACGGGACTGGCCGGTGAGTTGCGATTTTTATCTCGTAAGATGAATGCATCACGTCGGGCTCGCGCTATTCAAGACCGTGAGAACATTTACAGATCGGATATTTTGGTCCGGTTCACGGACGATTTGAGCGCAAAGATGGTTCCTTCGCACCTTGCGACAGGTTCTCGTATGGGCGAAATGATGGTGGCATTAGAAAGGTCGATCCCGGTTATTGTGGTGGGCGGAAAGCAGTGCATCTTTGACTATCTGCCGGAAGTTCAACACGTCAAGAATGTTGCCGCGCTGAAGCGTCATCTACGTCAGTGCCAAAAGTTGCAAAACGTGCAAACGTATGGGAAGGAGTTTTGATGCCTTACATCACTCAGACGGCTCGTCAAGTTATTGCGGACGGCGGAGTAGTTGAGACGGGCGGCGAATTGAACTACTTGTTTACGCAATCGATCAAGGCGTATCTCGCCGGGGAGATCGACTATGTAGGACTGGCCGATCAAGTGATCGGGCGAATCGAAAGATTTGTCGCTTTTCACGGGAAGAGCTACACCACGTTCAATACCATCCTTGGCGCGCTCGAAGGTGCTGTGATGGAACTTGATCGCCGAAAAGGTATAAGCGATGATGTTCACCGAGCTTTCGATGTTGTGAAAAAAGGTTTCTATCTCATTACAGTAGCACCGTATGAGGATCAAAAAATCAAAGAGAACGGAGACGTATACTAACATGCCGATGACCGATTCAGTATTTCGAACGATCAGTTGTGACGGGCCAAAGTGTGACAAAGTCGAGGTGATGGAAGCGAACAGCAGCAATCCGGAAGATCAGGCTCGGATTAAAGAAGCTGTGGACAAGAAGGTTGCTGAGACTCCTTGGCTTCAAGCTCCCCGTGTTGTTCAGGCGGCTGGGAAGGTTTTTCTCTTCTGCTCTGATACCTGTCTGGTGAACGCGGCAACAGCTGGTATGTTCATTCCGGCAGAACAAAAGAGGATCATCTCTCCGGAGGGAAACATTAACGCGCAGATCAAGGCGGCTCTTGAGGCGAAGCTCCGTGAGAAGGCGGCTGACGAGGCTCTTCGTACGGGCGCGCCGGTTCAAATCAGCCAAAAGCAGGCGTAAATGAAGTGGTCACAAGCCGAGGGGCTGGCCGACTTCGACCGGCCCTGTAAGCGACGGTATTACGCATGGAGGAAGGATATGAGCGACAGCAAGAATATGTACCAAGTTCTTTTGGACCTTGGCTTAGAGGTTCAACGCGCCAAAGAGATGTGGGGAGACGAGTTTGATCAAAAGAATACTCTCAATGACTGGATCACATACAACAATATCTACGCCTCGAAAGCGGCGGAGATGGGCAGGACAGTCGAGGAGCAAGAGAAATATCTTCGCAAGGCGGCGGGATTGTTGATCAATGCGTTGGTCATGCTGAAGAGCACGGGATTTGCGCCACGGCATTATGAGAATCAGACTCGGCCGAAGTCGTTGCCGGAGATCGCATAAGGAGCCCCATGAAATATTTCATTCGATTCGTCGGCCACATCATTCAGGTACCCGGTCAGGCTCTGCCTCGTGAAGTGTACTACGACGTGATTCAGGACTTCGAGAAAGAAGACATGGAGCCGACTGAAGATGGAAAGTGCGGCCTGAAACAATTCTGTAATATCGTGACCTTCCAGCTAATGGAGCACGGTATGGTTGTGCCGAAGAGTCCGAACACGATACAGGATGGCACGAAGGTCAAGTACAACCAGCGTATGGGAATTCCGAAGCATATGATCGCGTATGTGGACATCGTCGGTCCCAAGTTGCTCGAAGCACCAAAACCTGTTCTTCCAGAGCTTCAGATGTTCGGCCCTGAAGATGTTGCACTGACAGAAACGGTGAACTAATGATTCTCGGCGTTCTCGATTTCGAAACAACCGGCACAGATTTGCTTCAGGATGAAGTCACTGAAGTCGGCATGATTACGTACATCACCGGCCAGAGACGTATTTGCGAAGCGAATAGCTTTTTCGTGGCAGGAGAACGCCGCATTCCGGCAGACGTTCAAGAGAAGACAGGAGTCACGAACGCGGCGAGAAATAAACTCGGATACGATGCTCAGGATTCTCTAATGAGTGTCCTTGAGTGGCTTCCGAAAGTCGAAGCTGTTCTCGGTCAGAACATCAATCAGTTCGACTGGGAGCTACTTCGAATCTGGGCGTCGCACTACGGTCAAGTTCTTCCGCCGCTGCTGTTGATCGACACAATGTGGGACCTACCGGGTGTGCAAGGCCGGAAGCTCCTACACATGGCGGCGGAGGATGGCTTTCTACCTATGGGCCAGCATGGTGCTATGGTGGACTGTCTGACGACGCTGAAAATTTTTGAGAATCGATTGCAAAATCTCGACGCAATTGTCGAGCGCGCCAAATCGCCACTCGTGATCCTTCAGAGTTTGCAGGACTTCGATCACAACGATCAGGCCAAGGATCGGGACGCTTTGTGGAATGAGATCGGCGGTGCCTTTCACTGGTATGCGGACGGAAAAATCTGGTGGAAGGCCGTGAAGGAAATGGATGTGCCAGAGATCGTCAAGCGCGCACCGTTTGATGTGACGATCCGGCGTGATCTGAGCATCAAGGAGCTTTGGTCATGAAACCTTATTGCGGATTCACGGGAGGACACGATTGTACAGGGCCTGATCCTGTTACGGGAGGAATTTGCAAGACGGCTAGAGATGTAAATGCCAAATACGGGATCAAATTTCGTCAGTTGGGAGCAGTAGCTCGGCAGCTAGGAGGAAGTTTTCTCAGAGGATTCAAAGGAATTCGTCATGATTTTGTTATCGGAATGCTTTCTCCAGAAGATCAAGTTTTTCTTGAAGCTGAACGACAACGGCGATACGGCAACGGTCAAGATGACCCACCAAGGCATCGATACACCCAAGAGGAGATTCTTCAACTTTTGGCCCAAGGAACAAAGATCATCCTCCCCAGTGAGGATGAAGGAATTACAAACGGAAGACGAACTCAGAAAACTGTTACGCGAAAGGTTGCTATTCGTGAAGAGATGAAGATGGTAGCCGCTTTTGCGCTCACTGCAAAAGATAATGAGATCATCGTACAGCAAGAAGTAGCGGGCCGAAATGATGCGCTCTTTCAACTTGGTTCCGAGATTTATCTTGAGGAAGCCAAGTATATTCGCGGGGGTAGTGGCTGGCCGCAGGTTGACGCTGTTCACGGGGACCTCGACGGTCATGCGTTCAAAAATTTCAAGGGGTTCAAACCACATCTAGTTGCGTTATTCAATCAGGAAATTTTGCCTGATCAGCTGGAATTCTTAACTCAGAAAGACACTTCAGTTCTTGTTCAGATAGGTCCAGAACAATTTGCGCTGAAGAATACTGTTCTCGCCAATGACGAACTGAATAAGCTTTTTCGTAGGGGGCCGTATGCTAACCTGTAAGCTCGACGGCGCGGAATTCGAAGATCACGACGAAGCAATGCAGCACATCTGCGATGCACACTCTGATCTGATAACTGAAGAATTGCAAGAATTTACGCGGGAGGCAGAAGAGGCAGTTTTTACAGCACAAATTGAGGAGGAGTAATGATCACGTTAGGAGCAAAGGAATCAAACGCAGCAAAGGAAACGGGTATCGCGCAGGCCGCAGCGCATCGGGCAGAAATTCTTGCGAAGGCGCGAGAGGTTGCTCGTGATCTGGCGAGGCATGCCGAATATCAGGAAACGAATGCGGACGAGGTAGCAGCACAGCTTGAATTGCAGGGCATCGATTCAACCGAACTCGGCAACGCAGCCGGTGCCATCTTCCGTGGCAAAGACTGGACGTTCGTCGGCTACAAGAAATCGGTTCGAGTCAGTCGCCATGCAAACAAGATCGGAATCTGGGCGTTTAATCCACAAGCCTAAAAGGCAAAGGAAACAAAACCAATATGTTGATCCCTGCTGGTGGTAAGAAGTTTGAGAAGCCGAGCGCTGGAATTTGGCTCGGTCGCGTCATCGATGTTGAGGAACTTGGGCTGGTGCAGTCGAAGGGTAACTTCGCCGCGCAAGTTCGGACGCGAATCGTCTGGGTAGTTGCCCCGGTGCCGGGCCAAGGTCTGCCGACTGTTGACAGCGAGGGCCGCGCATTTCGACACATGGAGCAGCCACCTTCAAAGATGACTCCGCCGACGAAGTATCAGGCCAGCCGTATGTACAAACTGGCGGAGCAAGTGTTCGGCGGTGCCGACAAGATTCCGGTGCCGTTCGACGATGAGTTTTTCATGGATCGGGTCAATCAGCTTGTGCTTGTCACCAATGGACCGATGGGCGAGTTTCGTTCCATTGCGGCCATGATGCCGGTGCCCACCGCGATGCTGGCTCTTGTGCCAGCGGTTCCGACAGGCTTCCAGCGAGCGAAGGATCGACCGAAGCAACCGGGCCAAGGCCAGCAGAACCCCGCGACGGCTAACACCGCAGCGGCGAATGTGCAGTCGGCCCCGGCGCAAGATATTTCGGACGAAGATATTCCGTTCTAGCGGTCTCCCGAAAGGGATGGTGAAAGCCGACCGTGACAAGACAAGGCTTGACTGTCGGGAGAGACCGGCTACGGATTTCGAGGTAAAAACTTTGTCCTTCAAAGATATCGCGCAGCCGCTGATCGAACGCGGTGTACCGGTTATACCTCTTTTACCCCGCACTAAAAAAGCGTTTTCGGACGACTGGCCCGCTTTGGCCTCAACTGATCCTGCGCAGATATTGCGCTGGGATGCTCAGTATCCCGATGCAAATATCGGTTGCGCTGCCAAGGCTGAACCGAATGGCATCTGGTTTTTCGAAATCGACGATCCTAAACTTTTCACGCAGATCGAGCGTGAGACCGGCCAAAAATTCCCCAAGACATTCATCGTTCGCAGTCGCCCCGGTCGTGGTCATCTCTACTGGCGACACAACGCGGCCAGCGTTGCGCTTGCTACAGCTGCTGCCAAAGCGTATATCAGCATCAAAACTCCGGACGGCCACGAAGCATGCAGCGCACGATTAAACCATGCTTACGTCGCCGGGCCGGGAAGCGTTCACCCCGATACGCTGGCGCTTTATGAGATTCGTTCGACTGCACCAATTGTCGAAGCTCCGCAGTGGCTTATCGATTGGATCAAGAAGAATCACACGGAGAATGAGAAGCTCCCGCTGACTGCACGCCTTGACGGTCCAAAAATTCCTCGCGGATCACATGACAACGAATTGACGCGCATTGCCGGTAAATTGCGGCAGGATGGTCTCGAAGAGGGAGCCATCGGCGACGCGCTCGTTGAGATATGCGAGAAGAGGTGCGAAGACTATGGCACAGACTACAAAGAAATGTGCGTCAAAATCGCGCACAGTGTCAGCCGCTACGCTATCGTCGATACCCGCGTCTTACATAACGGTGTCCCAATTGAATCAACTCCGCAAGGAGTATATGCTGGAACGACGGCGACGCCGATCACGGCGCAGATTCCTCCGGAAGTTGAAGATGATGTTAAAAGAGAACCGCTAGTCCATCCGAAGTTCCCCGAATGGGTCATGGAAGGAACGAGCATCTACGATAATTTCGTGAAGCCGTACTGTGATGTGAACTGCCGTTATCCGGAATTTATGTTCATGCCTGCGATGGCGTTGATGTTGAACTATCTTGGCACGAAGGTTCACATTGAAGGAAAGCAGAGCATGCCGCTGAGCATCTATATGGTGCTGATTGGTCGCAAGGGTAAGCTCTTTAAGTCGGCCAGCATCCGCGACGCGATGGAATATTTCCGGTTGATGGGCCTACTGGAACATGCGAGTCCGAATGTCCGTGTTGCCGACGCGAAGACTATGGTCTGGTCCGCTGGATCACCTGAAGGGTTTCTGCTCGGAGTGAACGCCGCGAATTGCAAGAACGCTGTGCTCTTCTACGATGAACTCGTTACACTCGTGAATAAGTCGGGAATCGATTCAAGTAACATGATTGGCAGTTTACTGAGTGCATATGAAGGTTCTAAGCTCCAAAACGCGGTTAAAGAGCGTAAAAACAACTATAGCTTCGAACCGCTTTCCTATTGCATCTCAGTCTTGACGTGCGTGACTGACCAAGATTTCCGGAAGCGATGGAGTAAGCTCGCCGGTGATGACAACGGCCTTGACGAACGATTTTTCTTTCTCTTTCAGCCAGAGACCTTTCGGTCGATGACACCACTCGAAGATGTGAACTTTGCCGAGGGCGCGCTGAAGACTCGGGCGCTCATCGATAAAGCGGTGCAGCAGAAGACATTCAAAATCACCGATAGTTCTCCGTTGCGAAGCGTGATGAATGCGAACGATAAGAATCATGCCGTTTGCGTTGGTCGCTGGGGCAAGGTTACGGGCAGAGTTGAGCAGCGCGCAGAGAAGTGGGCGCTAGCCTTTGCGGTCGATCTGGGACGAGACGAGATCGACGAAGAATGTATCGAGCGAGGATTGGCTCTGTCCAAGTACGAACTCGAAGTTAAGAACTGGTTGAAAGTTTTCGAAGCGGAGACCCGTGAGGCTCGGAATCAGCAAGAGGCAATGTATTGGATCGAACGAATGGGCGGAGTCGTCGAGAAGCGCGCCCTCGAACGTCTGCTACACGTCGAACGAATCGGCACCTACCAGTGGGCGATGGCCTATAAAGGAATGGTCATGGCCGGATGGATCGCAGAAACGGGAACGGGCACGAAGGGCGATCCGATTGTTGTGCATCAGCTAGTGCGAATGGAGCAGGAGGAGGAATAAATGTACGGCGGAGAAGACAATACAACACATCCGATTTATATCGATCCGAAGAGTATTACCATCTATCCGTGGAAGCCGGGCGAAGTAATTCCGTCAGCGGATGCAAGTGGTTGTGCGCCGCAAGTCAGCTGGCAACTGCGCTGGCCGGAGCCAGAGCCGTTGTTCAAAGTGAAGCTGCTGAATCCAAAAGCTAAGGTGCCGACGAAAGCGTATGAAGGTGATCTTGGCTGGGACTTGTATTCGGTTGGACCTTATACGCTTGAACACGGGCACATCACGATGATCCAGATCGGTATAGCAATTCAGCCGCGCAAAGGCTGGGGCTGGATCGTAAAAGATCGAAGCAGCATGGCGAAGGCACAGGTCTTTACGCATGGCGGTGTCGGCGACAATGGCTATCGCGGTGAAGTCAACGTTGGCCTGACGTGCGAAGACCCTCAGTTCTACATCAATGGGGGCGACAGGGTTGCACAGATTGTCTTCGTCCCGATTGCGGAGGGTGGTCCGGAAGTCGTCAATGAACTCGATCCAAGTGAGCGCGGTGTCCGTCGCTGGGGCTCTAGCGGGAGGTAGCAATGCAGGCAATAACCGAAGGTTTTGAAGAAGAACTACGTCGAATGCTTTTGATTTTCCGTGGCATGGACATTCGTCGAGCATCGTTCGACTTAGGAAAAGAAGAAATCGTTTTGAATGATCGGCATTACAAATTCGAAATACGTCACAAGCTTGTACCTGTTCAAAGGATTGACGAATGAAAGTTGTCTACATCGCAGGACCCTTTCGAGGGCCGAACCACTGGGTTGTTGAGAATAACATTCGACGCGCCGAAACGCTTGCGCTCGAAGTTTGGCGACTAGGCGCTGCCGTCATTTGTCCACATACGAACACTCGTTTCTTTGACGGTGCTGCGGATGACGCGATCTGGCTCGAAGGAGATACGGAATTGTTGCGGCGCTCGGATGCGCTGATGCTAACTCCGGACTGGAACAAGTCATCCGGGGCGAGTGCTGAAAGACAGACAGCGATAGATGCTGGGATTCCTGTTTTCGATAGCCTTGTTGCTCTAAAAATTTGGCTGGGGAAATAATGATCGACTTCGCCAAAGAGATGCGAAAGAAGCGGCTCTTCATTGACTTTGAGTCGCGTAGCTATACCGACATCAACGGAAAATATTCCGTCGGTCTCTATAACTATATGGCTGACCCCACGACTGAGCTTGTGGTTTGTGCGTACGCCTACGGCGACTGCATTCTTGAGCATCCCTTCGAAGTGAAGCTCTGGCGGATGTGGACCGGCGAACCGATGCCGGAGGATTTACGAGGCTACCTTGCAGACCCGGAGGTGGACATTGTCGCTTTTAATTCGAGTTTCGAACGTCACGGCTTCAACAAGCTGGGGACTTCCTTGTCCACCGTTCGATTTCAAGACCCACAACCTAGCGCTCGTATGCTCAGTTTACCAGCCGACTTGGAAGCAGTCTCCGATATCCTTGGACTGGACCGAGACCTCGGCAAAGACAAACGAGGCAAAGCTCTAATCAATCTGTTCTCCTCGCCGGTCATCAAGAAGGCGAAGAAACCCACCAAGAAAAATCCGGAAGGAACTCCCGGCAGCTGCCGATATAACGACTGGAACACACATCCGAAAGAATGGGACGAGTTTTGCGAGTATTGCAAACAGGACGTGCGGGCGGAGCGCGAAGTTGCGCGTCGAGAAATTTTGTTGCAAGTATTTCCGCTTCCGGAATTTGAGCGCGCTGTATGGCTCTTCGATCAGAAGGTGAATGATCGCGGTATCCATGTGGATCGACAGTTCGTCACGAACGGCCTAGAGCTAGGAACGCGGTCTAAAGAAGAAATCAAGCAAGCCATGAACCTGATCACCGGCTTGGAGAATTCGAATAGCCGCGATCAACTTCTGCCGTGGGTTCAGAAACGCGGATACGAAGACGATACACTTGAGAAGGATGCTGTAAAGGCTGCACTGAAATTTGGAAAGAACTTGACCCCGGAATGCCGAAAGATTTTGGAGATGCGCTTAAATGCTAGCTCAACAACCTACACGAAACTGGCGGCGGTACTTCGGCAACTTTGTGCGGACGACCGTCTCCGGGGCCAGTTCATATACATGGGATCACCCAGATGCGGACGGTGGTCTGGAAACGCCGTTCAGATGCACAACATGGCGCGACCAATCCCGGCTTTTGAGGACGAAGACATAGTTGACGAAGCTCGCAAATTGATCTTTGCGCTCGACTACGATGGCATTATCAACCACTGGCCGATATGGACGAAGACTGAGAAGCCATCAGATCGTGATTGCGGCGCTGTTCTGGCAACGATCAAAAATACGATTCGAACGATCTTCGATGCGCCGGAGGGGAAGCGTCTGAATGTCTGCGACCTGAACGCAATCGAAACTCGCAAGGCTGCGTATCTCTGCCAGTGCGAACCACTGAATCAGGTGTTCATTCCTCGGCCCGGCAAGCCGAACGGTAACGATCCGTATATCGACTTTGCTGCCAGCATGAACGCCATGACCTACGAGCAGCTTGAAGCGAATTATCACAGCACCGACAAAATGATCAAGGCTATCGCTAAGAAGATGCGCCAAGACATGAAGCCTGCGGTGCTGGGTTGTGTATACATGCTTCGAGGCGGTAGCGTTGAAACGGACTGGAAGACTGGAAGGCCCACTTTAACCGGTTTGCTCGACTATGCATCGAAGATGGGGATAACACTCGATGAGAAAACTGCAAATGAAGCTGTCCGATTCTTTCGTCAGAAGTACAGAGAGATTAAGCAAGGATGGTACGACCTTACTCGAATCGTATCTGAGGTGTTGGCAGACGGGGCCGTTCGTGTTAAGCGTGAATGGGGGCCGGGCGGAATCGTCAAGTTCGATAAGCTTACCATCAACGATCACGGAGCGCGGAGAAACATTCTCCGAATTCACCTCCCGTCTGGGCGATGCTTGCACTACTTCAATGCTCGGATGGAAGAAACCAAGATGCGCTGGACGGATGGCGAAGGTAATGACGTATATCGGATGTCTTTTGTCTATGACGGCCAGAATCAGGAGACGCATCAGTGGGGGACAATCACCAATAATCACGGCGGAAAAATCCTCGAAAATATTGTGCAGGCATCAAGCCGGGATATTCTAGCATTGAAGCTTCTGATGTTCGAAGCCGCAAATCTTTTTGTGGTGGGTCACGTTCATGACGAAGGAATTGCCGAGACTGATGATGATCCGATAGCTCCGGGTCTCGCTGAGATGGACGCGATCATGCGGTTAGCTATCGAATGGTTGCCGGGGATGCTGCTCGGATGCGATGGGTTCGAAGATCGGTATTACCATAAGTGAGCTTGACAAACTTTCTCTTTGGAGGTACAGTATGGATAGCACAACATTCGTTCCGATGTATGATCTTGAACATCTGAACGAAGACCAAAAGGCCACCTACTACAGAGACGCCTGCAACTTTCTTGGCATCCCTGCCAATCTGAACCTTCTGGCGTATATCGAAATGGTAGTCGGCGACAACGGTCGCCACTTGGTGTTATACGCGAAGAAAGGCGCGACGGATTTGATCCGTCAAAACAGAGGCATCTCTACGATATCTCTTGAAGCTCTTCCCAAAGATTTGGTGCCCGGCCAAGTTTGCTTTATGGCTGCGGGCCGCGATAAGAATGGCCGCGAGGAGCGCGCTATCGGTGCTGCGGACATCGATGGGTTGCGCGGCAAAGCTCTGACGGATGCAGTCATGATTGCGCAGACTCGGGCGACGCGGAGAATGACTCTTCAATTTGTCGGCGGCGGAATTCTTGATGAAAGCGAAATTCCGGCATCGAATGCTCTCGTAAATAACGTGGCGCTCGACACGATCACGGCACAGCCGGTCGTAGTTCCGAATCCGGCACCGTCTATAGTCGAACCACCAGAGTACGTTCAGTATGTTCCGAAAGACCCGTGGCCTGATAAACCTGCCGTCGCGTTCTTAGATACTGTCGCCCAAAAGATAACGGAAACCACTCCGGCGCAGAAGGAAGCGCAGGCTGCACTTGTCGCAGTCAAGCCGGAGACGCTCGCAGTTGAAGCAGGTGAGAAGACAGTAAAGACTGTAGCGGAGCTTATTGCGACGCTCCCGGCAGACAATCCACTTGTGCAAGCCGCCGCAACTGTTGAGGCTCCGAAGCAACGGAAGCGTAAACAGGCCGGTCTCACACTGAATACGCCGCAGCAAGAAGCTGCTCCGATCTTGCAACCGGCAATTGTGAAAGCAGCAGATGACTTGGGAAAGGCGATGGCCGCGTCGATGCACGCTACCATAGCGCAAGCCATCACTGAAACGCCCGCGCCAACACAAGCAAATTCTGCTGCGCCGACGCAAGCGCTTCCTGCTCAACCAGTCGAGCCGCCGAAGGTTGAAAAGTTGTTGAGTCCGGACGAAGAGAAAGCAATCAAGGAACGGCTGGCGAAGTACCGCAATGAAATTCTGCCGACAGGCGGAATGGTTCCAGTCGATAAAATCGGCGGAGTCGAGATTCAGTTGCGGAAGTTCGTCGGGAAGTTCAACGCGGAGAAACCCAGCAGCAAGACATGGAACTACACGGACTGGCTGAAGTTCGTGGACTTTCTCGATGATGTCACCAAAGTTCGTGGTGCTGCCGGGCTCGTGAAGTACATGCAAGAAGTGATAGGAATCGCGCAATGAACAACTGTTTCATCGGAGATTACGGTCCGGATGCCGATCAACTCGTCTGTATTAACGCAGTCGAGGGGAAGTACGTCGTGGTAGCCGGACCGGGGTCTGGGAAGACGGCGACGTTGCTTCAGCGCTGGGTGAACATGCTGATGCACGGAATTCAGCAGAGTCAGACGCTGAATGTGACGTTCACTCATGAAGCTGCGGAGGAGATGGTCAAGAGAATAGGATTCATGGATTCCGGATCGATCTTTCGCACATTCCATAGCTACGCCTTGGAGCTTGTTCGAAAAGAGAGAATCTATCTCCCGTTCAAGACAACCGAAGATGTCCTCCCATTCTCCGGCGAGGACTATCAGCTTCTGTTCGATCTGGTCAAAACATATCGAGTCGGAGTGAAGAGCTTTCGCATGTTGAAAGAGCACATTGAGGGATGGAAATGCGCTGACGTATCGCCGGAGCAGGCAATCGATGAATCGATGGGCCTAGAGCGCTATTATGGGCTGGCCTACCGCGACTACGAGCGCCGCTGCCGTGAGCAGGGCTGGCTCGATTTCGACTCCCTGATGCACGAGACAGTTAAGCTGCTTGAAAACAACGATGATGTGAGGCAACGATGGCAGAGAGAGTACATATCAGTAGACGAATGTCAGGACACGAACGTCCTTCAATTTCGGCTACTTCAGCTTCTGTTCAAGAAAAACATCTTCGTAGTCGGAGACGAGAACCAGCTAGTGTACGAATGGAGGAACGCCCAAGCGGGAAGTCTATCGAACTTCGAGCGGGTGTTTCCCGGCGCGGAGAAATTGTACCTTGGCCGAAATTATCGCAGCAGCGGCGCAATCGTCGAATTCTTAAAGCGGATTCTGCCAGTGGACAACGGCCTCGGTTCACGTATGATGACAACGAACCCGTATGGCGTGCGGCCTGAGATTACGAGATACGGCGACGAGCTTGAAGAGGCTCACCAAGTTTTGGCACAGATTAAAGAGCCGGGTAAGACGGCTATTCTGGCGCGCACCAATCGCCAGCTTTTCGCGTATCAAAAGATATTGACGAAGCAAGGTCAGAAGTATCGGATTCTCGGCAAGAAAGATTACTGGGAACAGAATGAGGTAAAAAGTCTGCTTCGACTAGCGAAGGATGATATAAGCCTGCGGCCTGCTCACGAGGTGCTCGCCGATATCATTGACCGGGAGCGATTCTTCGAGAAGTATCGCTATGCGCAGAATCCGATGGAGTCTAGTCCAGTGGAGAATTTGAATGACATCGTGAAGATGGCCGCTACCGAATCTCGATCAAAGACTGGCGAGGTTAAATGGTCTGGACGTGGGACAGTCAATGAATTTCTGGGCTACTTGCGGCGATTGACATACGGACGTAAAGGTAAGCAGGGCGAGGCAATCACGCTCGCTACAGTTCATCAGGCGAAGGGTCACGAGTGGGATTACGTTTACGTCATCGGTGTGAACCAGAAAAAGATGCCGCATGCTGACGGCGAGCTTCCGGAAGAGAAAAGAATCTTCTACGTTGCGGCCAGCAGACCGGCAAAAGAGCTTCACTTCAGCTATACGGGTCAGCGCAGTCAGTTCTGGCCGGATGAATATCCGAGCTTGATCTACACGAATCCAGAGGAGAAAGGGGATGGCGTTTCTATATGTCAACAGTAAAGGTGCCAAGTGGCGCAAGCATAGCTATTCTGCCGGGTCAGATTATGATCTTTGCCCCCTCAAATACTACCTGCGCCGCGTGCAAGGTTGGAAAGAACGGGACAACAAAGCACGATTGCTATTTGGCCGGGCTCTTGAGCAAGCTGTCCAATTTTTTCATGAGCACGACGGAACTGGCGGGCAAGAGGAGTTTCACCGATTGTGGTCCGTTTTCAAAGATCGAACTGACGTTGAGTACACCAAGACAGAAAAAGATTGGTCTACTCTTGACGCGGATGGCGGCGATCTACTCCGATTGTACGCCATACGGCAGCCGTCACTGCCAATACCGCTACGAGGACAAATTGTCTTCCAGCGAGAAGTTACCAAAGAAGTTTTCCCCGGCGATCCTAACTATGGAGAGATTGAAGACGCCGGAAAGTTGGACATGATATGCTGGGTAGACCCAACTCACTCCATGCTTCCGCATATCGACTGGAAGCCGGAGTACGGCAAGCTACGGGCACTGATCGTCGATATGAAGACATCAGGCCGTCCGTATCCCGAAGAGCAAGGAATGGCGGCATTCGATGAACAACTGCGGCGCTACAGTTGGCTCAGCGGCATTCACGACGTTGCATTCGTGGTCTTTGTTAAGGCCGGACGCAAGTTGCAGAAAGGGTCTCGTGTGACGTTGCTTGAGAACTTCGTATTGCACAGCTTTCAGGCAGGCGACGAAGCCGTTGTTGCTAAGGTGGATGGCGACAACTCATGGATCGTGCGCAATGATTACATGCTTGAGCAGATGGATGCAGCACAGGGAGAGAAGAATGGAAAGACAGACCAAACTAACGCGGCGAAGGAGCGCGCTAGAGAATGGCTTCGAACAAACGGAGTCCTTGTTGCAAATTCAGCAATCACACGACAACGTATCCAATTTAACGCTGGATTTGTTACGACTGAGTCTCAACTCGACGCTGGGCAAGCCTGCGCGGATCAAATTGTTCGAATCGTGAATTCGTGGAAGACCAAGAAGTGGACGAACAAGTTCGGCGTTCGATTTCCGCACGACAATAGATCGGACCCGTATTTTCAAGCATTCGTTTTGAAAGATGAAGCATTTCGAAAGCAGAATTTCGTAAAGGCCGACGAAGAGACAATGGAAGACCTTTTCGCGGAAGAGAGCGAGGCTGAAGAATGAGAGTCAATTGTATCATGGAAGGTTGCAAGTCAGAATACACAAGCAACGAGACTCCATCACCGAATGGCGTGCGCTATGTTTGCGCGCATCACACCGACAAGGAACTTCGAGCAGCCGGAATTCTCAAAACAGCGCGAGTGGACAAGGATGTACATTTTCAGTCTGTTGCATTCGATGATGCACTCGACGGAAAATATCCTGCGCCGAAAAATCCCGGCTGGACACATCCGCTGCCTGAAGTACCCGATTTGTATCAATCTGGTCTGGACACAGACGGCTTGGATGAAGTGAGCGCTGGACTGGTGGAGATTCCATTCGATGACGAATCTAAGTGAACGAATCGATAGCCGCGATTTGTTCATGTCCAATCACAGTGTGCGAAGTGGTGGACAAGGCGCAGTTGCTTCTGCTGAACGTCGTACAAACTCGCCGAAGTGGGCGCGAACGGATGGCGGTATTCGAGATGTAATTCGTCGAGCGTTTCCTCACTTCGAAACAAACGAACGCCAGCGAAAATTTGCCGCCCGCTGGGCGCGAGTAATTTATCTCTACTTTCGTGTTGGCTATACTTATAGCCAAATTGCTGAAGAGATGAATATTCACTCTCCGTCTAAAAAACGTCCCTACAGAGCAGTTGAACGGCTGATCGAGCACATTCAAAACGTAGCAAAGGGTTTGAATGAAAATGGAAAGCTACGTAGACGACGAGGACGCCCTCCCAAAATCGAGGGGTAAGCCATGCCATTAAAGGTGGTGAACAACATGGGACGAGACCAAACAGTTAAGGTGCATTTCTGCTTCAAACAGCACCTCGGGGAGCAGTTAACCCCCGAGAAGTGCAACTGCCGCAAATGGATCACTTACGAAGAGGCAGAGCAAAAGATTGCTGATGGCGTAGCGGACTGGCTGATTCTGAGCCGAACTCAAGTAGCCAGTCCTGACGAGATCGGAAAATTCAGCCCCGAACGCGGACGCTTTAATCCCGATCTGAAGGCGCTCGCCAATAAGAACTTTGTCAAAGTGTGTCCGCTTTGCGTTCGATTAAGCGAGTCACGGAAAAAGCTCTGCAAAAACTGTCATGGTCGCGGCCTCGAACCCGTAGCGGTGTATTGGGAAGAGCTTAGCCGACATCAGGAACCGACGCCGGGCGGCACAATCGTTATGGTTGGCAGCGCGGATGAATCAGGCCGGTTCAACTTGGCTCTTCACAAAAAGACACCTCGCGTTGCAACACTCGAAGGTCCCAATCCGGGGTCTGGGCCGAATCGTCTCGGCCATATCGTTCGCGCAATCATCGGAAGTAAGTATGATCAGGAGCGCATCGAGGAATACGGCAGGGTCAACGACTTGGAGCTTTACGGAAAGCCGCAAGGTGCTCCCTTGACAGATAAGACCATTTCGTTTACACTGGAACCAGAGGATGTACCCGGCGACATGACCCACGATGCTCAAGGCCGTCGTTATGATTACGGTGAGGCGATTTTTGTATGAAACCAAGTCTCCGTGAAGAGCATCTTAGGCGTAGTGGTCCGGTGTTCATCGGTTTTGATTTATCACGGGCCGATATTCTGAAAGCAGTCGCGCAACGCAGAAAGGAACGCGAATGTCGCCAATCGAAGACGCGGTAAACGATCAACATAGCTCAGAGTTAGCAGAGGCAGTTGAGAAATTCCAGAAGCAATTTGCCGAGCGAAGTTTTAGCCAGCGCCATGAAGAACTCGGCAAGATGATCAATTGTCGGCTCTGTGGCCGTCGCCATCGCGCAGGCGATCCGCTGATTAAGGAAAGTACCGCTCACGGTCCCCAGCCTTTTGCGGACCGCGAACTCCCCGCTCGCACTGCTTATTACGCAAAGCAGCGCGTCAATCAACGTCACAATTCCCGCGTCCACGAATTCGCTCAACTCGCCGAAAAAATTTACAACGAAGAAATAGCGCCTTACTTTACTGCGGAGGGCGACAACCTTATTCGGCGCGCACAACGTCAAGCTGCGGCCATCTTGCGTAAGCGCTGGATTGCTGCGCGGGTAATCAAGAAGCATATGCAGTCGGCGAGTCGGCGCATTAACTGGGGCCTTCAACGCGGAGGATCGCGGTGAACGAAAAGAAACCATATCTGCGCTGGCACCCGGCTGCGCCGGACCTGCACGGAACGTTTCGATCTGGCGATGCGCCTTTTCCGCGTCTCAATGAATTAACGTTCGAAGTTTTGTATGAGGAGGCTCTTGTTTATGCCATCGCTCAAAGCTTATCGTGCCCGCAAGCACGAGATCGAAGTGTTGGAGCAGCGTCTTGCGAATGCTGAGGCGGTGCTTCGAGAAACGCAGATTCATCTCTCTACCATGAATGAGGTGAAAGAAGCGCTGCTCGAAGAATGCAAGAAGCTGACAACTCGTTGCACTATCTTCGAAATGTACATCCGACATGCTTACTGGGACGATCCGGATTTGCCAGTCATCGTTCCGTCAACAATTCCTCGTTGCCTGAAGCCGTTCGATGCAATCAAATTTGCTGGCGGTCCGGAGCCGATGATCTGCCCGCCAAAAGCGGAGGGTTAAATGCCGGATTCAACTAAACCGACGAATAAGCAATTTTTCTTCTATATGTATTTTTCTGGCGTCGCTGCCCTAGCAGCTGGGTTCCACAGTTACGGCGTAGCAACCTTTATGATCATGGCTGCTCTGGCCGTTAAAGACGGATGGTGATTATGAACGTCGATCTGATCATCTATCACAACAATTGTACAGACGGATTTTGCGCGGCCTACATTGCGCATCAGAAATGGCCGGAGGCAGAATTGCTGGCGCAGGACTATGGCGTCGAACCGCCTTACGACAAAGTGAAAGACAAAGACGTGATCGTAGTCGATTTCAGCTGGGACAAACGCGAGTCCAATGAGAAGCTGGCGAAGCTTGCACACTCTTTTCATATTTACGATCACCACAAGCAGGCCCAAGAGATGCTAGCGGGACAACCGTACGCAACATTTGATGTAACGCGAAGCGGCGCGGGCATTGTCTGGGATGAATTGTTTGGAAAAGAAGAAATGTTCAAGGGCATCATTGTTCCCGGCCTACAGCGTCCGTGGTTTGTGAACTACGCTGAAGACTACGACCTTTGGAAATTTCACTTCCCCGGCAGTCGAGAAGTCAATGCGTACCTTGCCACAGTTCCGAAAGATGTTAATTCGTGGGATAAAATGGTTGCACCAATATCGATAGAACTCGCGGCGGAGTACGGCGCTGGCTCGCGTCGGCAGATCGAGAGCTACGTGCGACAGGGGAAGCGCGAGGCGAAGCCGGGCACCTTATTCTTTGTTGACGAAGAAGGTTTTGTTCACGAATACTGGGCGATGGTCATCAATGCTCTGGGAATAAATTCCAGCGAACTCGGCGGAGAGCTTGCTGACTTTCAAGGAATTGATGTTGCAATCGTCTGGTTCGAACGCGGCGACGGAAAAATACAATTTATGCTTCGAGCGCATCACGGCGCAGACGCTGGCAAGCTCGCCAAGGCGAAGGGCGGCGGCGGTCACAAGCAATCAGCAGGATTTGAACTGAGCATCACCGAAGGCCGTGAACTGATCGACGCGATTCTCGGTCGCAATGGCGGTGAATCCGCAAAGGTCTTCTACGCGCCGATGGTCGTGAAGAATAAGCTTGACAAAGCGCCTCAGATCGGCTAGGCTCGAAGCATGTCACAACTACCGAAGGGAGAGCCCAGTGGACACGACGGCAATTGAATCCGAACTCATGGCTTCAGCATCTGAGTATGCAGTGGACAATCATCACACTCTCGGACCGTGGCAGAGTTACCTCGGCGGCGCGGTTCGGATTGCTCACTGTATCAGCTGCGACCGTCACGCTCTGACGGAAGTTCTCCCGAAGGGCGATGACGACGCAGGCAACCAGATTTACAAAACTGACATTCGCGGGTCAGCAATCACGACTCAATGCGGACCCAGAAAGGTAAGCTGATGGCATCGAAGCCGAACATCAATCCTTTGAAGTATCGCGGGGTCTTTGATTACCCCAATAATCAGAGCGCCAATCTACTCGGACCTATCCGTCATAAGGCGACGAAGGTTTATGACTCTTACACTGGTGAAGAGCAGAATGAAATTTATTCCGTCTCCGCGCCCGATCCGGCTGGTGCAAACCCTCCGTCCACCTCTGAGCACGTTCTGAAATTCCTCGGCTGGACTGGACGAGGAAAGCACACCCGATACACCGGAAAGATTTCAGAGAAAAGTGTCCTCGATCAAAAAGCAGCATGGATGTCTGAATGGCTGCGGAAAGGGCAATATGCGAGAGGAAACCGTTAGCAGTAAGAAGCAGAAAGCTACGAAGCGCCCGTACGAGCGAAAGAACGAGCGCAGCGCCGAACAGCAGCAAGAGGAACGTCACGCAAAGAACGCAAAAAGGCCCAAGCAAGTCTACGTGGCCGGAGAGGGATGGGTGCGGTAATGGGAGAACTCAGCAAGACGGCAAAAGCCAGCATGGTCAAAGAGGTTAAAAAGACCGAAGTCGAAACTCCGGAGCAGTCGATCAAGAAGCTTCGAGCAGATTTGGCTGCGGCGCTGTATGTTCCCAGTCACCGGATCAAGGCGCTTCTGGACGCCTACGATAAGAGCAGAGAACAGATTCAGGTGGACTCGTGGGTTCGACTGCTCGAAAGCGGAAAGAGCTATCGCGTGACTCTGGTTCACGATGAAGTCACGGTTCAAGAAATAGAGCGCGAACACTGCTACAGCAATCCGGCAGCGGTGTAGGAGATAATCATGGCTGAGCAGCTACGCATCAATTTCTTCGGCGCGCCAGCAAGAGGCAAGTCGAATATGGCTTCATGGATTTATTCCCAGCTACGTTTTCAGCACTATAACGCTGAGTACGTGCAGGAGTGGATCAAGCTCTGGGCCTATCGGAAATATCAGATGAAGCCGTTCGATCAGATTTACGTCTTCGGCAAACAGCAGCACCTTGAATACGAGATGCTGAAGGCCGGAGTGAAGAACATCGTCACGGATTCACCTCTCTGGCTCAGCGTCTTCTATGCGCCGATTCAATTGAAACGCGGGCTCGCCGAACTAATCCGCGAATACGAAATGGTGTATCCGGCGCTCAATATCTTGGTGCTGAAAGATCAGGATGCTCCTTACGAGCGTGAAGGTCGGTATCAGGATCAGGACGGTGCTCAAGAACTCGAAAACAAGCTCGTTAGATTTATGCCGGAAGTTCTCGGCTACGGAAACTTTCAGGTTTACAAATTTGGTCAGCAAGAGGAAATTAAAAACGCGGTGCTTAGGGCCGCAATCAAATAAGGAGAATACAATGAAGAAGTTTTTCGCAGCAGCACTTCTCTCGTTTGCATTGTACGCGGCCCCCGCTTACTTTGCACAAACCACAAGTCCCGAGGTTCCGCAGGACAAGATCGCCACTGTAGCGAAGCCGTTCATCGGAAACTGGGCGGCGGTGTCGTGCGAATCGAGTCCGCTGGGCCTTCGCTTCTCTATCCGGATCGATTCTGTACCTGATCAGGATAACGGAACTCGACTGGCCCCGGTTCTGAAGCTAACTGGCGTTCAGGGATACAGTCTCACGAACGGCCCGTTCGACTTTCAGACGAGCGCATTCTTGAGCGTCCCCGGCGACACACCTGATAAGAGCTTTTTGCTTCTGCATGTTCAGAATTCGAATTTGTTGCTCAGCTTGCAACCGACTCGTGTACAGGGAAAGATTCAGACTTCTTTGAACGGTTCGGTTCTGAGATTTCTGGATAATTCGCAAGCGCAAGTCTTCGTCATTCCCGATACCTTCAAGGCTGACGATTACTCGTATGTCACTCCGCTTTCGATGATGTGTCCGAAGGCCGACAGCAATGATGATGGTCCGCAGGCTCGATTGTTGCGGGCGGCGACAACTATGGTCGCTGTCGCAGCTGCACGACTCGACACCGACGAAACTCCTGAAGAGCAGACAGTGGCTCTGAACGAGCTTACCAAGTTCGCGGCTAAGCACAGTCTGGTCGGAGCGTATCGGGACGGCACGAAAGAGGGCACATACGACATTGCGCTCTTTCTCACTGACGCGGACGGACAAGCCACGGGTGAACCGAAGTGGGTTGTCTACGGTGAACCAACGTTGACCGAAGGTGTCATGCAGATCGAGTCCGACTACACGACGTATCCGGACGGACATGATGTCCCCGGCGACGATCCCGAGAACGGCAAAGCGTAATCATGAAACGGCTCTGCGTATTCTATAAGCACGCGGCACTCTATGTGGGCAAACCCATTGAGTGGATGGTCTGCAAAGAGTGCCGCAAAGAGCTTGACAAAGGCATCCTCCCTCTGACATTATTAGTCGAGGGATGCAAACGACAACGAACGAGGAATCTCTAATGAAGACCTTCGCACCGATGCTGGCGTATCAGAAGTATCCCGATCTTGCGGCGCTGCACTATCCGCTAATGGGTTCGCCGAAACTCGACGGGCTGCGAGCGATGGTGCGCGGCGGTCAGCTTGTCAGTCGCACACTGAAGCTGATCCCGAATCGATACGCGCAAAAACTTTTCTCCGGCCTGCCGGAAGGCACTGACGGGGAACTGATCGTCGGTGATCCGACAGATGACCCATTTCGTCGCACAGATTCTGCGATGACACGCGAAGATGGCGAACCGGATGTCCGATATTTTGTCTTCGACAATTTTGCGGCAAAGGGCGGCTACCAGCAGCGCTACGAAGTTGTGAAACAGCTGGAAGGCCGGGACCGCGTAGTCGTAGTGCTCCATGTCGTGATTAACACTGCGCAGGAGCTTGCGGATTTCGAAGTCAAATGCCTCGATATGGGTTTCGAAGGTGGCATGATCAATTCCATTGACGGCCCCTACAAATATGGCCGGAGCACACTAAACGAAGGCTATCTGCTCAAGCTGAAGCGCTACGAAGACTCCGACGCAGAAGTTCTTGGCACCTATGAACGGATGCATAACGGCAACGAAGCCACGACTGACAATCTGGGGCGCACGGCACGATCCTCCCACAAAGCAAACAAGTCGGGTCAGGATACGCTCGGCGGATTTTTCGTTCGAGATGTCCATACCGGCGTCGAATTCAAGGTCCCGAGCAGCGCGATCAAAGAGAAAGAGCGCAAGAAGCTCTGGCTGATACGCGACAGTCTCGTTGGCAAATTTCTGAAGTACAAGTTCTTTCCAACAGGCATGAAAGATCGGCCCCGGCACCCGGTATTTCTGGCATGGCGGTCGAAGTACGACATCAGTTAGGAGAAAAAATGATTCATCCTACTTTGAATGCATGGCTTTATCTCTGGGTCATTCGAACATTCCCAAGCTGGGAAAAATATCTTTAATTGAGGAGGAGTGATGAACGTATTCAGCTTGATCTGGCAGGGAGTTTGGACTGGCGTCGGCGTTGAACTAAGCCTTTTTACGCTCTGGATACTATGGAAGGTCATGCACTCGAAGTATGTCGTGAAGCTGCACCCGGAGCACTGGCTGCACGTCATTGGGGAGTATTTTGAGTGATGTGCGAAGCCTGCGATCAGCGTGGATCACGCGGCGAACTGATCTATCGATGCTCGCGCTGCGGCGGCTGCTACTTCTGCCAGCACACCGCTGAAGAAATTGCTGGTCGCTGGTTCTGGCACTGCACAGACGGCAAGGTACGCGAAGTCATCTTCGATGGGAGACTCCGGTGAGACATTTCGACTATATCGGGAAAGGGATTCCCTACGACAGAAAGAAAATTGTTCAGCTGATACGCGAAGAGGGCGCGCAGGCAAAGCAGCAGGGTAAAAGTCGCCAGTCAAATCCGTATGATGACATGGATCAGTATCAGTGGTGGGTTGGCTATGACGATGAACCCAGTCCCTCTACATATGATCCAGAACTGACTTTGAAAGAGCGCATCGAACGAATCGAAAATTTTTTGGAGCGACAATATGGCGATGGAATACTCTCGTAAAGGTGAGCAACTTACCGAGAACTTTGAAGGGGTCCGGCTGACCGCCTATCAGGATCAAGTAGGCCGCTGGACAATTGGCTACGGGCACACTCTGAACGTCCAACCGGGACAAACCTGCACGCAGGCTCAGGCCGATGCATGGTTGGCTCTCGACATGAGTTGGGCTGAAATGATCGTGAACAACTACGTTCACATCTCGATCACGCAAGGTGAATACGACGCAATGGTCGATTTCACGTTCAATCTCGGCGCAGGATCGTTCGAGCACAGCACGTTGCTCATTCTTGTGAACCAAGGGAAATTTGCGGAGGCTGCGAACGAATTCGAGAAGTGGGACCTCGCTGGCGGAAAGGTTGTCGCCGGGCTACTGCGTCGCCGTCAGGCCGAAGAACAGGAGTTTAAGTCGTGAAACACTTCAAACGCCTTTGTGTTGGAATCGGAGCAGTGTCTCTAGTCCTGACCGCCATAGTTGTTATTTGTCTCTTGCCACAGGTTGTGGTGGCGGCGATGTTTTTGTTTGCGATCTCTTACGTTGTCGGAGCAATTTTAACGGCGTAGAGGAGAAAACGAAGTGGCTACATTCATAGACGGCGGCGATTGTCCGAAGTGTGGTGGGGCATGGATAGGAAGTCCGAAATGCCCCGAATGCTATCCCGAACAGTTTTCAGAGAAAGCTGATGCCGAAGTAAAGACAGCTAAAGGAAAAAGTATGATGAAAAAGTTCATGCCGTTTATTCTTGTGATCTTTTTGATGGTCGCTACTCCCACGGTCAATTGGTGGCGGCACCTTCCCAAAAATCCGCCGCCCGCGTTCACGGATAAATTGTGGCCCTCGTGCCATTGGGAAGGATCAGAGGATAAGAACAACTGGATCGTAGTGTTTCAGATCGATGACCTAAAGCACCAGAAGATAGCTTGGAAGCAAGAGGTAGCAACGGGACTCTCCGGACAAGCCGCAGAAAAGCTCTGCGATGCTTACGTTAGTTTATATGGACAAGACCGGTGAAAAGCGAAAAGCAACGTGATTTTGAACGCTGGTCGAAAGAACTCGACTATCGCTGCAATACGCGAATCGTGCGCCGGTTCAAGCGAAACGAAAAGCCTCAAACGCCAGAGGAGATCATTCAGTTTAATCTCGGGTCTTACGCGGAACAGTTCAAAGGTAAGAAGCTCTGCGCGAACCCAGAATGCCGGTATCCTCTGGCTGAGGATGAAGGTTTCTATGTCGGCGATGTAGGCCGGTGCTGCTGGCTCTGCCACGATATGGATTCCGCGTTACGACAGACCCAGCAAGATGCGGTTCACTACGGAACAATTTTCGAATGGTTTGATGCCGCGCACAATCAATGGAAACGTGAGCAAGCAGAGGCAAATCGAATTCGGAAGGGCGAGGATCAACAGAAAGGTGGTGTAGCATGATTGCCAGCGGTCAGTGCAAAATGTTTCCCGATAAGTTAGCATTCCCCGACAAAGATGCCGCGCTATTGTTTGCATTCCAGCGCACGTTTTCTCCGAATCCTCCGGTCGATACGAAAGTTTTGTATGTCTATCAGTGCCCGTCATGTCACAAGGTTCATTTGACGAAGAAATTTCAAGGCATCGGAAGTGAGGCGGTCCATGCCCTCGCCTTCTGATTCCGTCCCGTTCAGCTTTCAGGCCGTAATCGATGGCTACTGGGAGTTTTATCACGACGATGACTGCGGCGCAGTGTTAGACCCGGATACGAAAGTTTGTTCGGCCTGCGGCTGGCGTCCCGATCTGCAAAGTATGGGCGCACGACGAGTAAAGACCGATGCGAATTCTCTGGAACGAAAATGAAAAGCAATTCGAAGCGCAGCTTACTAAAGGAGAAATGTGGCAGGCTGATCAAGCAGCTGCTTCCGATGCCGGATTCCGAACTGCTGGCCCTCCTGCATGGATATGGCGCGCAACGAGAGCCGCTGTACTTGACAAACTTAAAACGAATCGGCCAGCTTCTGGACTCACCATCACTAAGGAAGCGCTGGACGCCTACAATCGTCTACGAGCAATCGAAGACCGAGACGCGGAACTCAAAAAATTCGCCAAAGAACAGAAAAAGCTCCAGAAGAAAGAGCAAGAGCATCGGCAAATCGAAAGTGAACGCGAACCGGGCGACGAAGTCGAGCCAGAGTATGAAGTACGTCACTACCGGAAGGTCCCTGAATATTGGAAGGGCAAGCACGAGATCACACGGGCCGATCTGCCCGCCGACGTTATGGCACGACTTGATCAACGTCAACCCATACCCGTACGGAAAGCCGAGCCGATAGGAAAATGCAAAGTCTGCGGAGAAGCAACGTATGATCCCGAGGAATCTGATTTCTGCCTCTGGTGTAGCGGACGCGGCGAAGAACAGTTTCTCGATGAATTATTGTCTTGACAAGTTTTTCGGATTCTGCTAGATTTGAAAGTGCAGGCGGGGAGGATAGGCTGGAAATGGCGAAGTGAGCAGCCGAAAGTGCCCCGTAGGGGAGACAAGCTCCCGAACTCGATGGCTACCGAGAAAATAATGCCCGTGCGACGCCGATCAAAGCCGAGCACGCAAATAAACAGACGTTTGTTACACATACTGCTGGTGGTAAAGGAGGTGGCGAAATGGCAACGCAGAGACCAAAAGTCGATGAAGTGTCCAGAGTAGCCACCTCTCGAATTAAAGTTGGCTTGATCTGGATCGAAATTGCAAGACTCGAAGCTCTCAAAAAGTCGGTGGTGGAGGCGAATCGTGTTCGCTAATGGGGTTTCCGGCTTCCCCGGATTTCAGGGCCGAAGAGTAACAGCCTGTCGTGGGCTAAAGTTAGGCTCTTCGGCCTTGACCGGTTACGCACGTCAATGTCTCATGGTCTCTCACGCGGACGCGGGTTCGATCCCCGCTAGGTCCACCAATTCGCCTTTCGCCTACGCCGAGAGGCACTCTGCGGGCCTAAATTGGTTTCGACGGGTGAGTTTGATGGTGAGAAGCTCGTGCCGTAAGTGGACGCTGTCGATATCAGCGTACCAAACCAAAACTGCCAAGAATATTTTGGCTAAGGTGGCTGGCTTCCTGAAGTCGCTGGTGCCGGATTTCTCCTTCGGAGAATTCGCGCCTGCGGCGATGGCAGCTTAGTCGCCGGGTGGGGCCGTCCAAAAGATGGCCCCATCACTTTCACAAGGAGAAATGAAATGAGCGCAATAGTTACGTCAACTGCATCTCCGAAGTATATCTCTGCCGAGAAGATGCTTCCCGGTCAAATCGGAACGTTCTTTTACGCTGGCGAGAAAGTTCTTGCTCTGCGTACATACGGCGAACTTGTCGATTTGAATCGGCCTATCCGTACATGGGTGCTGACTGCATCTTTTGAGATCGAATTACTTCCCGAGGGAAGCACTATCGAACTCACGGTTGAATCTTTCAAGGAGTAGCAGCATCCTATCTGTAGCAGTAAATTCTAACGACTAGGAGACCATATGGCCGCGAAAAAGAAAGTCAAGAAGGCCGCAAAGAAAACTCGCAAGGCGAAGAAGCCAGTCGTTCACGAAACCATTCCGACGTTGCCTACCGAGATCGATCTGGAACTCGAAGAGGGCAATTTCGAGACCGATTGCGATTTCGGTGAAGATGAAGACCGGGATTTCGACGAGGATGACGATCTCGATCCCATTTACTAAGGAGCAATGATGATCGAACAACCAGACCCCTCCGTCACCAAACTGATTCTCGATTCCGTCGCTATGGAGAAGGATCGCAATCGGTGGCGGAGGGCGCTGAATGACTGCACGCCGGGCGGCAGCGAGTTTGCTAATGACCCGGAATATTGTGTCGAGTGGGTCAAGAACGCTCGGAACAATATGTGGGAGACCGCGAAGAAAAATATCATTGCCAACCGCAAGCTCCGCGAGGCTCTCGAAGACGCGATGAAGACCTTGCGACTCGTGCGCAATGGCGCTGAGGGGAAAGAGATTCAAACTCTTGCCCGAGACGTGGTCAACAAATTGGAGGAATTAAATGTCGGAAGCGCAAAGCAGTCGGAAAGCACCAGACCCGGTGAGCCACTTAATTCTATCGCTCGTCAAGAGCGCGTTTAGAATTGCCGGATTCGTTCTGCTCATGTTTAATTTGCAAGCCGCAGCGGGGATGCTGATCATTGCTGAGGTGCTCGGCATCGTGGAGGAGCTAGTCTAGTGAAGACAACGATCACAATTCGAAAAGGCGCTCACATCTTTGTTGTCGAAGACAATATGGAGCGCATCAATTGGTTCTCTGCGAAGCTGCTTCACTCGACGATCTGGTATGAGAAAGACCCGGAACGCGCCGTCGAATGGCTTGAGGCGAATCCTCCGGAGACTCTGGACGCGATCTTTCTCGACTTCGATCTCGGACCGGGCAACGTCAAGAATTCGACGATCAATTCTCTTTCGGTCGTAGATTTCTTGAAGAGCCGACTCTCTACGCGGCAGCAGAGGAATGTGGTAATTCACAGCCAAAACAATCCCGGCGCATTTATGATAAACGCGATGCTGCCCGGCGCAACTCAATTGCCGTTCGGAGATTTCGATATCGAAGAGGTGGACAGTGCATCCAGTAAATCTTAGCTGGCCGCATGTCGAAAAGATGTATCCGACTGCTGAAGAGCGCGCCGAACGGTATCTCAATCTCGTTTTCGGACGCAATTGCTGGAATCGATTTGCGCTCGAAGCTCTGGCAATCGAAATCCGAGACACGGAACGAACTTGTCGAGATCAGTCTGTATAACGGAGGAACAAATGCAGGACAACCCAACGCCTGAACAACGGGCAGATCGAATCTTACGCGGCTTCAATGCTGAATTGCATGACGGCAACCCAATGTGGCTGCACGCCAACATTAAAATGGAAATTCAGGATGCTATTGCCAAGACTGTCGTGATGAAATCCGACGAGAAACCTCGACACGCAGTTGGCGTTTCCGTTTTGCTTGTTGAAGATGGCCGGTTACTGCTGGGCCGTCGAAAAGGCAATACAGCGGCTGGCATGCTCAGCACGCCGGGTGGCCGACTCGAACTCGCAGAGCAGCCGCTTTACTGCGCCGTGCGCGAATTCTACGAAGAGACCGGCGCTCGCATCCATTCCGACGATCTCAAAGTGATGGATGTGAAGAAACTTTCTCGATTCGATGATCACTACATCATGTTCTATGTTCTGGCAACCGAACACACAGGTACGATCAAAAACATAGAGCCCGATAAATGCGAAGGCTGGCACTGGTATACGGGATTCGACCTCACTGGCCGAAAAGACATCACTGAGCCCGAAGATATACTGAAGCAACTTCCGCTAACGTGGCCGTCCGAAGCCGCCACTGAGCAAGCGCGAGGATGGAACGCAGCACTCGTTGAACTTTATAAGCAAGGTCTTTTAAGTTCTGATCATGCGTCGAGTCTATTACGAAAATGAGTCGGATCGTCTCATACACGATTGATTGCCAGAAGTGCGGCGCGGAGAACCGTCTGCCGCTGACGAATCAAGACATTCCGCGAGACATGGTGCCGGAGGAAATTTTCGAATGCGGAAACTGCGGCGCAAATCTTAAACGGGAGCCCTTCGATCAGGGCGGATCATTCGAAATTACGAAGGAGGAATAAATGAAAAACATTGCCAAAGTTTTAGATCAGCTAGTTGAGAAGAATGCTGCGGCGACAAAGACCGGAGATTATGTAGTTAGTCCGACACTGGTTGAAGCAGCGCAGAAAGAATTCCGAGCGCTTCTAGCTGCGGGAATCGGAGTTGAGATCGAAAACGTTGAGCGCGTCAAAGTCGTCAAGACAAAGATGCGTCACAATGCACGGAAAGCAAAGAAGCCTCGTACACAGTGGGAAGCAGGAATGGAAGAATTGAACGCGGACAACAAATAGGAGGAAATATGGGAAAGAAAAAGACAGTAACGGAAACACCAGAGCAGGGAGTCACGTTAGAGCCGAAGCATCACC